TTACTTAGTTTGCATGGCGGGTTCATCAAATCCGGGGATATTGTTGGCCGCGTCGATTGCTCGCTGGCGCAGCTGCACAGCATCAGGATCAAACTGGCACTTAGTATGATTCGGGTCGTTGACATATTTCACCACATCACGATAAACAGTACGGTAAATCACTTTGGCTTCAGCGCTCGCCGTCGCCGCCTTTTGTTCGCCAGTAGCTACTGCCTTTTCCTGCTTCTTTTCCCGCGTCTTCGCCTGGCTATTAACGTGCTCAGAATGCGCATACCAGCCCTTCAGATATCCCGCCCAGAAAACGCCGGCGACCAGCGCCAGCGATACCCCCGCAATAAGTAATTTCGTTTTGCCATTCATTCGTAAAGCCCCCAGCACGTCAGCGCACTTTCCTGATCTCGGCGGTCAACCTGCCCGTAACAACCGTTGGCCTGCCCCTTCGTTAATCGGCAATCCCGGCCGCCATCGAACACCCAGCGCCGTATCTCAGCACATGCCCCTTTGCGGTCGCCGGCATTCAGCTTGCGATAAAACGTTGAAGGAAAGCACTTACCCGGCCCGATGTTGTAGGGGCAAAAGCTGGCAATGCCGACTTTCTGCGGTGGCGTCAGCGGAACGTGCACATTCTTTTCAACCCACGCCAGCGCTTTATCGCGCTCGATTGCGTTGTAATGGTCACACTGGCGCTGCGTTAACTTCATCCCCTTCACTACCGGGCGGCCATCGATGCGCGTTACCCCCCGGCATATTGACCAAACCCCGCCGGGATCGATAACCGCCGTTAGCGTGTTACCCTCGCGTTCACCAATAAACTGATCGAACAGCACCGGCGCTGACGCACCGGCGGCCAGAAGCGCCAGCATGGCGGCGCTGAACTTAGCTTTGTTGCTCATAGTCCTGTGCCTTCCGCCGGTCGTCTTTTATTTTGAAATACAGATTGGTGAGGTAGGTAAGTAACCCGAAAACAATACTGGCCAGAACACCGATTGCAGCCCACTGGCTGGGACTTACCTTATCGAGAAGTTGCAGCAGCCAGTAGCTACCGCTTACAGTGGATGTTATATACGACGTACCCGCCGCCACATCCGGCAAATTCTTCATTCGCATGCCTTACCCCCACGGGGATCGCTGTATGTAGTGATGCGAGGGTAAGGCGGGGAACAGGTCGGAATCCCGACTATTCTTATTCCGCTACAACGAAGCCATGAAAAATACCGGACTCAATAGCAGCATTTTCCAGATCTGAAATGGTCGGGATACTCTCAGAGTCCAGCGCTAAGGGAATGCTGGCAAACGGAGAACCTCCATTTTCACGCTGTTCATATTCTTCTTTTGAAGCCCAGACATTAACGTTAAAAGACCAGGACTCTCCCCCCATTGTTCCGTTTAATCCACCTACCACGGCAAACGCATTCGCCAGTGAAATACCATTCTTAGTAAAGCTACCAGTCATCGCCATGATTAAATCCTCCGGATGTTTAGAGCTATCTGGATAACGCTTTGCGCATTCTGTCTCATCTGTAGCGACAGGCCGCTGAACTGCCATGCGAAAACGTTCGTATCATGATCATCGCTAACCATACGGATACTATTCCCCATGACAAAAATAACAAACCGAGCCCAGGCATCAGGATAGTTACCCTTTACGGTAACCTCATACATAGAACCTTCATTCAGATATTTATCCGTCGCAGAATCGGCAAAGGTATAAACAGTCTTGAATGCTGATGAACTCATAGGCAGCGTAGTAGAAACAGGCGTTCCCTCAAATAACCGGTTACGCATATACAAACGCCGGTTAAAGTTAACGTAGTCTTCCGTTACGTTCGCAAAAGCGGAATTACTTTCAGCCTTGCGGTACAAAGCCAGTGTGGTACCGGACTCAGACACACCTAACCCGCGCAGATTCAACGTATTCCCGTCGAATGAGTTAACAAAAAACGAATCAGACGTGTGCTGTAACCCACCGACCATACCGCCGCAATATCCACCAAATACAGAAATCTTCCCAAAAGGCGAGCCCTGAAAATCATGGAATAAATCAAAAAAGTTATTTTGTGAGCTATTTGTTGCGGTAGTTGTAACCGAGGTTACCGTCGTGGATACGCCAGGTCCCGTTAATGTGTCACCTACCGCATAAGAGCTATTGCCACCCTGGACTGATTTTAACTCCATCAATGCGACATAACTCTGCCCGCGAAGCGAATAGAAAGACATTACCTCGCATTCTGTAACCCCATTGGTTAGCTTCATCCCACGGCTAATACCCGTAAGCGAAGCTACACCCAACAAAGATATCCAACGGCCGTTATAGTCCATATCGCAACCGAAGAATTTAGCGTACTGAGAACCGTTCCTCATCAAAGCGCCGGCGTAACGGTTTGACCAGAGGAATTTAATCTGGATATTCCAGCCTTCACTAATCGGCGATGTGCCGGAAACGCCGCGCTCTTCATGAATGCCGATCCAGTTATCCCGCCATGTATGCCCGGAAATCCATACCGAAGCATTCGGCCATGTTTGCTTGCCATTGGACATTACGCGGATGCAATTATATGGCCGGTCGATATCGATAGAACAAAGTGAAAAGCCCATCCCCACCGGCTGCACACCATCAGCTTTACCAATACCGTTTAATTCATTAATGTGCAGGGTAAAGCCCGTACATTGTGTATTCGCGTCCCCAAAAGTAATTAAGGGTTTCGCGTCCCACGCAGTAGAGTTAGAAGGCCAGTTGTCCGACGCTGATACGCTGTTCAAATCGATATTCAGACCAACCATATCAGCATGGACAAGATCGCAGGTCTGAGAAAAAGTATACTCACCGAATCCGAATACGCGTTTAATATTATTATCACAGGCGTATTTAATTGCTTTTTTCACCGCAGTTGACCAATCACCCGCAGCGCTATTTTCATCCGCGAATTCTTCAACGAATACCCAGTTATTGAGTTTTCTGCCAACAGTATCCGCGGGGTACGGAAGACCGAGTTTATACCCAACCAACCCGGCACCTGTAAATGATGCCAGTTTAAGAGCAAGGTCAGCGGTATCTGTCATGGAAAAGACGGGGACAGGCTTACCCTGTGCGTTGTAACCTTGCAACGAATTAGCCCGAAATTGTACCCCGGGCATCGGTTCGACCATTTCAGGAAAGCGCACGGTATAACGCAGGTTCGCCGCACCGGTTGAATCGACATAACTTTTTGTTGCTGCGTCCTGTCCATTTACTGGATTAGCCAGGTTAGCAATCCGGTACCCTTTCGCGTCAAATGGGCCACCGAAGTACGGGCGGGTAAGTGCAAAGCCAAGATCAATAAAAGCGCGCTGGATAGCCATCCAGATGCGGTCGAAATCCTTATTGACGGTATCCGCCAGCAGGTCGCCGTTGTCCTGGTAATCAGTAAGACGGTAAGTCGGTACCACACGTTCGAGCATAACGACAGCGCCGTTTGCTGGGGGTGTCAGAAACGTAATATCGCCGCCGTCTTTGTTACCAACACCGGATACGGTATAGCCGCTGGTAACAACGGAACCATTGATACTTACCTCTAAATCACTGGCGCTGATGATGTAGAATTCGTAAGTAAATACGGTTGTCTGTCCGTTGGCCGTATAGATGTTGTAAGGGATTTGGTTAGGTACCGACATAGGGGACGCTCCGGCGGCTAGTAATCTACAGCGACCGAAATGTCGCCATCGTATGGCTGCCAATGCTCCCTCGCCTGCGCGGTCGGAATCCCGACTAATTTCCCGATACGTACAGGCGTAGCGCTGATCGCACCGGATCCCGAATCGATATAGTCGTCTGGCTGGTTAGTTAACGCCGGGTTGAAATCCCGCATCTGGTCGTACATTGGGCCGTCGAGAACGTCGGTATGCGCCCAAAGGAACCGGGACGACAGCGGCGCTTCGAATGCATCGAGGATGCGCTTTTGTTTGTTAGTGACGCTGAATTCTTCCCTCACGCCGCAGCCGGTACCCTTCAGCGCCTGAATAAGCAACTTCCCGGCGAAACTGCCGGGGCCGTTTACTTCTACACAGACCAGCGGGATCTGGTACTTCAGCACCAGCTCTTTAATCTGCATCACCTGACCGCCGGTGATTTTGTCGCTGTCGTCAAACTCTGCCAGCTCACCAGTTAATCCCTGGCAAACATGCCAGTAAAGATGCCCGCGGGCATCGGTGAAAATAAGGGAAAATGCCGAGGCGTCAGCCTTAACTTTGCCGGTGGCCACATCCCACCAGGCGACAGCGCCAACGATTTGCGTCTGGCCAAGCCACATGGAGCAGGAACGGTTCGCATAGCGAATTTCAGGCTGTACGTTGTACTCTCGGATACGGTCGGGATCGAGACGAACCTCGCCAACCGGTTTACTGTGCAGCTGGTACTGGCTATCCCATTCGTTGACGGTGCGGCACTCTTTACGGCGAAGCAGTAATTCATCATGATCGAAACGGCCTGGCCACGCGCAGCCGGCATAAAAATCCACGACAGTTTCAGGCGGCGCAGCAAACTCTACGCCGTCTTCCGTCAATCGATAATCAGTACCCTCGATCAATAATCGGGCGGCCTTGTGGATCCCCACGAAAACATATTCCGGGCGGAACGGTATCCGGTATCGTTTTTTGGTTGCCTTCTTCGCTTCGACGCGGTGCTCTTTATCGAATAGCTTTATCGTTAGACAATCGGCGCCCTCTGCTTCTTTCTCGTCGTAAAGGCTATCGTGGGTATGCGGCGTACCGATAAACAATTTCCGGCCTCCGGGTATCAAAATATGCGTCTGCTCGCTCAGGCGATAGCGTAGTTTTTCGCGAGCCTCCGGAGTCTGGATATTGCCGGGCACCTCCACGTCATCATTCTGGCACTCGTTGGCACGGGCGCCGGTAACGTTCGACAGAATGCCTTTTGCGAACATGCTGGCGTTACGCATATCCAGCGCGCCGTTTACCCACCATTGCTCGATGGTACCGATGCCGTCCGGCAACATGCCTTTCGTCAGTGGGTGATTACGCAGTACGTTTTGTGTATCGCGGCTGGTCTTTCTGGCGGTTGTATCGGATTCAGACTGATGCAGAATACGGTACTGACGATCGCAGTAATACCGCCAGGCGTTATAAACGCCCAGGATAGTTGATTTACCAAAGCCACGAAAACAGCGAAGCACCGCGAGGTTTCCGCGATGCTCCAGCCAGTGGCAGGCTTTATAGTGGCAGTCCGGCACATCCCAGTTCATCCGTTCCGCCCACATCAAAAAGAAGGCCAGGAACGAAATCATTTTTTGCCTTTGTGTTGCATCCTCTCGATGACTTCCAGCGCTTTACGCTCAGCAGCTGCTACCTGCTGACCTAACAGGAACGCTTCATCGTCCGGATCTTCTCCTCCGGTTTTCGGCGTACCGCCGCGAGTGTGCATGCCAATAAGTGAATGGACTTTTACCAGCAGGGTTAGCGAGGCGGCTGCATTCTTCTTATGCCAGTACCGATCGCCGCGTTCCTGTTTGGTGTGCTTTGTGATTTCCTTCCCTGCCCCCGGCCAGTTGTCCGGATCGGCTTCTTCCAGAACTACATCTGTGAGCTTATCGCTAAGAGCAGTAAGGCGAGTTTTGTAATCTGAATGCATAAAAAAGCCCCGTGGTTATCCATAGGGCTATGATGAGATGAAGGTAAGGTCGGAATCCTGACTTAATGCTGTAAAAATATCAGGGTTTCGGAAAATGCCGCTCTATCATATCTTTACTAAGTGAATTGAATGTTAAGAGTGATTTTATGGAAATTTTCTGGGTAGTTGTTGGCGTGGTGGTTGTGATCCTGTTCGTTCTCAGTCAGAACAGAACAAAAATCACTAATCGAACCGTTATAACCAGAAACAAAACTGTTAAAACTGAAGATGGCGAAATCCGTATTCAGCAAACGCAAGTAATTGATAGTGCTTCGACTCAGTATACAAAGCCTAATACCCTAAATAACGAAAACCATTCTGAATATGACAAAGCTGTTATATCAGATTATTACAAGCAAGTTTCTCAGCAGAAAGCTGTTGAGTCATTGCGCACAGAACAACAACCCTTTATCCAACCTCAGAGGGTTGAAAAAGTTGTCAACCCTCTTTCCTCTCCAACTGAAAAGCCCACGTTAATTGAAAATAACACCCCAGTTGCTAGTGGAAGTAAAATCTGTACCCGGTGCAGTAGAAACCTACCATTCGACAAATTCAGAAAGTCTCGTAAACACTCTGATGGCTATACAACTTGGTGCGCTCACTGTCTGGATGGCCCTAAAAACACGCAGCATACGAAGTGGTGTCCAATTTGTGAGATTCGCCGCAAACGCACAAGTTATTACAAAAACGCGAATAATCGTGATGGGCTGATGTCTTGGTGCAAAATTTGTTGGGATTCATACAAAGGTAAACGCTAAGCCCACCACGGTGGGCTGTATTAATCACCAGAAAATCAAAGCGATAATGGCCAGAATTCCCGGGGTGGCCAAAAGGCAATATGCTCGCTGCCGCTTTATGCTGGCAACCTCATTTTGCCAGACATTATACCTATGGTGGGCTTCTACATAATCGCCGCAAGTATTACTGTCCTTAGCTTTATCGTAACTGATTTTAGCATCATGAAGAGACGAGTAAGCTCTTTTAAGGCTGCGACTATAAAAGAAACAAAATAAAGCACATCCAACCAAACTAAACATCAACCAGATGATAATTCTCAATGTATGAGGATTAAGCATACCTACCCCTTTTTAATTACCAAAATCAAAGTCTTTTTTATAGTATCCCATTTCTGGTGCCGTCAGGTCACCAGACGGATCCCAGAAATATTGTTGCCCTTTCTGGTCTGCGTACTTCCTTAAACGCCGCTGATAGCCCGGGTTGAGCGCTTCCGCCGCATCGTTAAAAAACATATGATCTACTGCGGCTTTTGTGTACCAGTAATTCAGGGGGGCGATCTGCTGTCGGCCGAACTTGATGGCCATATATCCCGCTTTTTGCGGATCAGTAGGTGCAGTAAATGCGATTTTGCCCAATGTCGCTAAGTCCCCGAAGATGGGTACAGCGCTGGAGCTATGGCCGCTGTTATCCCCGCTAACAGCATCGTACATACTGGTAATCAGATCCTGAACCATAGCGAAACCGCCCGCAACCGCCATTGCTTTCCCAATGGTTCTGATATCGTCAGGCGGCGGTGGATTTTGCCCACTGGTCACGGCCTGGGCGACCAGCGCCATGTAGCCAAAGCTGGCGGATAACGCAGCTGTGGCAGCGACATATCCCACTTTGCTTTCGCCAGATTTACGGCTCAAGCGATCTAACATATGCGC